TTAAATCAGCAACCTTACTGGAAACTGAATCGGGGGAAATGCTTCTTGCCATGTTGTGTGTTTTGGAACAAAATTAATTTAATTAATTTAATTAAAAAAATAAATTTAATTAAATTTTTGTATATATTTGTATCCGCATAAGACATAGTTAAAGGTTTAACTGGTATCGCTCCTAAGTTTCTACTTGGGAGCCTTTTTTTGCTTATTTGTCAAGTTATAGCTTTACGACAGGGGGAGGACTTGCGTAGTTTGACTACCAACAATTAACAAATTTTGTTACAAGTCTATATAAATCAGTAACATATATACCCTAATTCTGTTACAATATTTTACATATTGTACCTAAAACATTGTACAATGTTCCCAATTTGGTTACAAAAGTTCTCTAATAGTAAACTTTATCAATCACAAAAGTTACCCAATAAGGCAACTTTGAGCCGTAAATGACTGATAATCGGCTCATGTTTGAGCGATAAAAAACCCCATGTCATTCTAAAACATGGGGCTAAACTACTAAATCTACAAACTATGATAACCACCGTAAAAATATAAATTATTTTTCAATAAATTTCTTTTTTACCAAGTTTAGCTTTGCCCTATATTCTAGGATTAAGCCTTTTAGCTCATCTTTTGTAGGTTTTGCTGTTTGTCTAGCTGTTTCTCTTAAATAATCAACTACAGCATTATTTTCTTCGTTTAATTTGTATTCAAACTCTTCTATATTACCAGTTTTAAAGTAATTACATTCCATACATTGTGGTCTGCAATTTTGTTCCATCCATCTAGTGCTTAAATTTGACCTACCCATAAAATGACCGCATTGTATTTCTGCAATTGTATGTTTTTTACCACAAGTATAACATTCAACGACACCTGTTTTATCTGCATATCTATTTCTAATGTATTGACTAAATACATGGTCAAGGTCTTGAACAAGATTTTGAAAACTTTCTGTATCATCTTCAAATTCTTCTAATCTTTTTTGCGTAGAATGTACTGTGGCGCATTGTTTACACATCTTTTTTGAAAACCAATAATCAATATTGCCACAATTAACACAACGCTTTTTCTTTGTTATTATTGTACTATTGTATGCCATCTTTTTTTATTTTATTTCTTTCTTGATTTTTAATTACTGGTTTATCTAATTTTTCTTGACCTTTTTTACCAGTATATAACATCTGGATGTCAAAGTAAAAATCTTCTTTATCATCTTTAGTTAAATCAGGATGATTTTTAATCCTGTGCATTATTTCATCTTCGGTTATCCATCTTTCCATTTGTGTGGTTATTGTTAGGCAAAGCTAATTAATTAAATTAAATAAATAAAATATAATTTTAAAAAAATAAATTTTGTAATTTAAAATATTAGTTATTACTTTGTTCTTCAATCAAAATATTTATGGAAAAACCTAATGTTAGAGATGAAATTCTTTTATATCTCGAAGAACAAGAGCGACCACTAGCTTGGCTTTCAAGAAAAACAGAAATCCCATACCCTACGCTTTACTCTATTTTTATTCAGAGAATAATGAACTTATCTGATACAAATTTAGCAAAGATAAATAGAGCAATGGACACTGATTTTATTAATGATTAATTTAAGAAAATGGCTAAGAGATTTACTGATACTGAAAAGTGGAAAAAACCTTTTATAAGGGGCTTACAAGGGGCTTATAAGCTCCTTTGGCTATATATTTGTGATGATTGCGACCACGCAGGCATATGGCAAGTTGATATTGATGTAGCGCAGATAAGAATAGGAGAAAAAATTGATTTAAAAGAGGCTATTAAAAGTTTTGATGAAAAGATTATAATTTTTGATAAGGGGAATAAATGGTTTATACCTTCTTTTATTGAATTTCAATACCCTTCTGGTTTAAATCCAGACAATAGAGCGCATAATAGTATAATCATATTGCTTGAAAAAAATAATTTACTAGATAAACAAAATAAGCCCCTTACAAGGCCCTTACAAGGGCGTAAGGATATGGATATGGTTAAGGATATGGATATGGATATGGTTAAAGGGACAAAAAAAATTAAAATTTCATTTATTGGGGAAGAAATTATACAATATTGGGATTTATGGAAAGATTACAAAAGCAAACAATTTAAATTTAATTATAAAACAGTTCAAAGCGAGCAAGCTGCATTTGATGATTTAGTTAGGTTGTCTGAAAAAAATTGTGAAAATGCTATTGAAATTATAAAACAATCTATGGCAAATGGGTGGAAAGGGTTATTTGAGCTTAAAATAAGCCAAAATAAGCCACTTTCTCGAAGAATTGATAATAAGTATCAAAACGAATTAGAAACCGCTAGAAACGCCTTTAAACCAATTTCTGAATAATGATAACAATTTTTAAAAACATCTTTTCTAAGGAACCAAATTACATTTCTGTTGAAGCCGCGTTAAAAAGAATACAAGAAGGTAAAAGTAAATTAACTGTATCTGAAATCAGAGCGACCATTGATAAAGAGAAAGCAAATAAGATTAAACTTAACTTACCATCAGTGTGTTTTAGTGGTAAATTTGGAGCAGATAGGACTGATGCACAGCTTATTGCACATAGTGGGTACATAGTTTTAGATTTTGACAATGTATTTGAGCTTAGAGATAAGCAAAATGAGATAATTTCACATCCCTTTATTTACGCTTGTTGGATTAGTCCTTCTGGAAATGGCCTAAAAGCTTTGGTAAAAGTAGCAAATGGTTTAAAACATAGAGAACATTTTCAAGCATTACAAGAAGTGTTTCCAGAAATTGACCGAAGTGGAATTAACCAAAGTAGAGTATGTTACGAGAGTTATGACCCCGAAATTTATATAAACGAAAATGCTGAGGTCTTTAAGAAGATTAAAAAAACCGAAAAGGTTATTATTTACGAGAAAAATGATGATGACCAAAAGATATTTAAGAATGTACTGACTTGGTTGTCTAATAAAAACGAGGCTTTTGTTACGGGAGAAAGAAATAATTTCATATTTAAGTTAGCTTCTGCTTGTTGTCGTTTTGGTATTAATGAAACTGCCGCTAATTCTATGATTCATATGGAATTTATTACAAATTCTGAGTTTACAAAGAGTGAGGCGGATAGGGCAATACGCTCTGCATATAAGGCAAATTCAAAGAACTTTGGAAGTGCATCATTTGATAAAGAAATATTAGTTGATAAAGTTTCTAGGAAAGAAATAGAAGTAGAGAAAGCTGTATTTGATGAAGGGTTAAAGCTAAAAGATGTTATTTATGGGATTGATGTAAAAGAACAAGCTTTAAGAATATATGATGAAGGATATGCTAAAGTGGATGGCATTGGTGTACCCGATTTGGATGATAAGTTTAAACCAAAGAGAGGAGAGATTACAGTTCTTACGGGAATTGGTAACTATGGCAAATCTTCATTCAAAAAATGGTACCAAGCTATGCGCATAATGTTGTACGGGGAAAAATTTGCTACATTTTCACCAGAGGATAATCCGCCGGAAGAATACTATCATGATTTTGTTGAGATTATTTTAGGCTGTGATTGTAGTCCAGCAAATCCACATAGACCATCTAAGCAAGTTTATGAATATGTTTACGATTTAGTATGTAAGCATATATTTTATGTTTATCCTAAAGATGTTTCACCTACTCCACAATATGTGATGGAAGTATTTTTAGAGTTAATTGTAAAAGAGAATGTTGACGGAGTAGATATTGATCCATTTAATCAATTAACAAACGAATATCAAAAGTTTTCAAGAAGTGATAAATATCTTGAATGGGTATTATCGGTATTCTCAAGGTTTGCACAAATCAATAATATTTTCTTTTGGATTATTGCTCATCCTGTTAAAATGGTAAAAGCTTCTGATGGTAACTATCCTTGCCCTGATGTGTTTGATTTAACTGATGGTGCAATGTGGAATAATAAACTAGATAATATTCTTGTATATCATAGACCCTTTGCTCAAACAGACCCTAGCAATCCGTCTTGTGAATTTCATAGCAAAAAGATTAGAAGACAAAAAATTGTTGGCAAGAAAGGGTTTATTTTATTTCAAATGTATTTTCAAACTAGAAGATTTTTATTCAATGGATTGGATTCATTACAAAAAATTATAAATGATAAAAATATAATTTTAAGACCCGATGCGTCAGTACAAAAAACATTTGATAATTGGACACCTTACAAAGATGATAATGGAACAGAAATTAATTTTTAATAATAAAACAAAACACAATGATTAGAATTTCAGTAATCGGAAGATTAGGACAAGATGCAACAGTAAACAATGTAAATGAAAAAACAGTAATTAATTTTTCAATGGCTTACAGCGAAAAGTTTAAAAACCAACAAGGACAAGAGGTAGATAAAACCACTTGGGTTTCTTGCGCTTACTGGACTGACAAAACTAATGTAGCTAACTATCTTAAAAAAGGTACTTTGATTTACATGGAAGGAAAGCCAGAAGCAAAAACATATCTTAATGATAAAACAAAAGAAACAGTAGCACAGCTTCACGCTAGAGTTACAAGTTTACAATTATTATCAAGTAATAAAAATGAAGAAACCCCAATTTAATGTATATACACGAATTAAAAAATACAATAGATGTTGAAACCCCACTTGGATATGGAAAAGCAATCGCATGGCTTGACTACGGAAGCGACACCAACACTGTTTGGAAAGTTATATTATACGACAACGGCATGGTGCGGAACTTCTACGATGACGACATATTGGTCTACCCCAACAAAATGGATGGGGGATCAATTGATAAAGATTATTTTCAAACCAAAAAATAAATAATATGCAAAACGTATTAAATTTTGTAGGAAGTGATTATATAGAAGAAAGGGACCAAAAAAGATTAAGCGGTCAGCATTATAAAGTATTTAATCTAATGCAAGACGGGAGATTTCGCACTTTACCACAGATTGCTGATATAATAAAAGAACCACCAGCATCGATTTCAGCCCAATTAAGACATCTTAGAAAAAAATCTTTTGGTTCTCACGTTGTAAATAAAAAATATGAAGGAAATGGTTTATTTTCATACCAATTAATCATAAATAAAAATAACAATGGCGAAATTAACTAATTCTACCAAGATTACATTTGGTAAACAAAAAACAGGAAGAGCTAAAAAATCTTATAACAAACATTCACCCCGTCCAAAACAATACAGAGGGCAGGGCAGATAAAATAAATGTATGAATAATAAAGCCGCAAAAAAACTAAGAAGATTAGCAATCGCTATTGCCGCAGCTAATGGTAAAATTGAAGACTCTGAAAGAATCTACAAAAACCTAAAAACAGTACATAAAGAAAATAAAAAAGCCCCTAAATAAATAGGGGCTAATTCATTAAGCGTTTGCTGCAGCATTAATCTGTGCTACAGTAGAAGTCGTATAAAATAATACGGGTACTTGGTTTAAACCAGTAGGTGCTACTTCGACTATTGCATTCATAGTTACTCCGTTAGCTACAAAATTAGCAGGAGCTGGGTAAGCTGCAAATGTAGTTACTGGGAATCCGTAAGAAATGCCAGATGTTGCTGGAGTTCCGTTAGAGTTTAATAAAGCATATTGATTTCTTTGATATGCTGTAATTGATACTATTGTTGCCATTTTTTTATTTTTTTAATTGTTTTTTAAATTAAGGGGCTGCAGTTGTTGTTGTGGTTGTTGGAGCTGCAGTCGTAGTTGTTGTTGAAGCTGCAGTTGTTGTTGTAGTGGTTGGTGCTGCAGTTGTTGTTGTAGTTGTAACAATACCACCACCATTAATAGCTGTAATTATCTGTGCAACTGTTGCAGCACTATATAATTTTTCAGCTGGTTGATTAAGACCACTAGGGTACATAAGAATTAATGAATTCATTTGTACTCCATTTGCTACCACAGTAGTAGGTTGTACTTGTAAGCCAACCGTAGGTAGTGAGAATAATACACCAGATGTTGCAGGTGTGCCATTTGGGTTGTTTAAATCGTATTGATTTCTACGATAAACATAAACC